GGATGCTTTGTCCTTATTATATTTTCCATACAAGCATTACTAGGTAATAGTTCTAATACTGATGCATTCATAAGTTTATTTTTAAGTGAATAATTAATATATATAGTCACCCTGTGACAGAAATATATAGCCAAAATCAAATACAAATACTAAGTCAAAGACCTTCTCTTCTACAAAGACAAATACAAATACTAAGTCTCAAGTTTGCTAGCCAGTTATCTCAACCAGAGAAGAGTAACCTGTCTAACCATGAGTTCTATCTCAGTTTTTTATAGTTTGAAGAGAAGCGGTTTTATACTATTAAGTATTCATTGTTATAATGGTATCACCCATTGAATTTTAGTTGTTATTAATTTCTGTCACTAGGTATAAAGAGTAAGAGAATCAGCTTGTGCTTATCTCTTACTCACCTATCAGAGTTCCTATTTCTCTGGTGTAATGAACATATCAATTACAGCCTGAAATCTAGGATCAACATTGATTCTCAATGCTGCAGCAGATTTAATATCCAACTCACGTTGACTATTAAACTCCATAGTAAGCTTCAGTATCTCACCATTGTAAGCATCCATTGCTAACTGATACTTCTCATGAGCTTCTTTCTCAAGCTTTAAGTACTCAGCAGCTTTGTCTGCATTCACTCTCTGAATACGTGCATTCTCATCACTAACTAGGTTCTTAACCTTAGCTTTGTAATAATTTACACGTTGCTCATGAATTCTATGCTCTGCAGCAATTTCTTCATGAACACTCATCAAGACAGGAGCTAAATGATGCTTAGTCACCTTCACTGGAGTTTTCTTGCCCTCTTCAACATTGAACCATTCAATGCTTGGAGTATTGGGAAGCTCTTTTCTCAATTGAGTTAACTTACCACTTTTATGGATAAATTGACCCAAGTGAGATGCCATAGCTTCCGCTTGCAAGTACTCAGCATACTCAGAATCACTAAGTTGTGACCAACCCCAAGATTCTTCTACACCATACTCAACCTCATAATCATCAATCAGTTCCTTTTCAGGTTTAACTAAATGAGACAAATCAGGTTGTCTATGTCGGATGCTTGCTATTACAGCCTCTTTACCCTTAATAGCTTCCATTAAGAAAGCTTGAGTAGCATGAAGATCACCCTTGTTCTTCAACAAGTCAAGAATATTACCCGGCATAGGTACACCATCTTGTAATGAATACACCTGACCTTCAACTGTAATTGACTTACCGCAGTTGTTATAGCTATCCAACTCTCTTTGGATTTCCATAGCATTTTGATTACACAAGTTACTGATTGACTGTGCTTGGGACATGCTTAAACCCTTTGTAGACAAATTTCTCATAAGTTCTAGTTTTAGAGATGAATAAATAATTAATAAAGTTTCTATAAGTTAAATAAAAAAGCATACAGTGAGAGTTTTAACCACACCTACTCACAAGTTGACCGATTTACTGTATGCTTAATTAATACACTACAGCTGTAATACATCCTACTTTGTAGGCTTTCATTTGATAGTCAGGTATTACCCTATTACAACTGCAATGTATTTACCCCTCTGCACTCAGTTGCAATACCTGTAAGATTTAACCATGTTTATTAGGTCTATACTCAGCATATTACAACTGCTCACCCTTGGGAAGTGAGTTGTGGTGCATTAGTACTTTCTGATTACCCTCAGAAAGGTCAAAGAAGGGATTACAAGTAAAAGACATTCTATGACTCCAAACTCTTGTAACATATAGTTTACCGTTATTAAAAAATACCTACTAGTATATTAGTAGGATTATAAGACTTTGTGCAGAGTGTCTTATTATACTGTTCACCACAAAGGGCTTATTACCGACATACCCGTGATATACCACTAAGTTTACCAAACTTTTGGGCTTACTATTCAACAGGTGGTAAATCCTGAGGTCTTATACCTTTGTGCACAAGATATAAGCAATTGGTACTCTCACAAGGTTGCAACCCTTGAGGATGTAGTCATTCCATTAAGAGCCCACAGTAATAGACTGACGAGGTCTACTAGTAGCATTTCCTTACCTGCTTGGATGAGAGTATGTATGATAACTAAAGGTTATCTTTATTTATTAATGAATCTAAGTCTGAGTATGTACCACTGTACACATCTCCTTGTTTAGACTCAATCCAAATGCTATCCTGACTAACTTCAAGGTAGTATTCTGTATCTATGTGCTTAGACACATTTTCCGGAGTATGTCCCTCTGATATACTAGAAAGTATATATACTATAAGAGAGTAGATAAGGAGTGTACTAAGTACACCTAGTAGGAAGGGTTTGTTAAGTGTTGTTTTCATTGTTTTGTTTGTTTTTATTGGGTTATTAGCCATATATAATTATATTAAGTTTGTTTGTTGTTTGTGTGAACTAGTGTCTAGTAGAGGATTAGTTGAGGGTTTTGCACCCACATAATCACTCTTTCTCTCATTTTAATGCACACTTTATATACTATAACTATACTCAGGGTCAGAATCTTTCCGGGGGTAGTATGCATCATGTGTGCATTAAGTATATTACAGTTAATTAACTACTAGTAACCTGTATCTAGTAACTAGTAACTAGTATTATAAATACAACACTACTTATTGGTAAAAAGAAAAGATAATGCATAAGCATTATCCCTCTATTCAAGTAGAGGGTTAGCAAATTAGAGGGCAACTTACTGGAAAAAAAACAGAGCCTAAGCTCTGTCTCTTGTTTTAACCATTAAATCACTTCATTGAAATCATCTGTGGTAGCTTCATTTGCAAACACTGCATCTGAAACCTTTGTTGTTACTTGACCACCCAGCATCTTTGCAACCAATGATTGTGCAAACATACTTTCCATTGCAGGTGACATACCACGTAATGCTTCCAATTTAGCCACATTCTTGTTAGACTCTGTTGAATCCAATGTGTAGTTACCATTTTGTTTTTTGTATAATGGAAGCACATCATTAAATGCATCCATATACATTGTAACAAATTGTGGTGCACCTGTTGACTCATTGTGTCTTGGATGCTCTTTGAATTGAGGGCAGTTAATGTACTCATCAAGCTCTGCTTGAGTGCCTGAAACATCATAACGGTGAAACAGTTTTCCTTTACCATTTCCCTCTTTAACTTGTCTGTAGTTAGACGTGTAGCTTGCTTTTAACATAATACTTTGTTTTTTGTAATTAATAAATTGTTATCAAACTAAGTTAAGGGTTAGCAAAAAGAGGGTGTTTTATTGTCCACAAAAAAAAGAAGTAGCCTAAGCTACTTTCTTTTGTTTTTGTGTAAGACAAGAGTGAACGCGAGTGATGCCCCACTCTTGTCTGCCTTTGTAGGTCTTGCCAACCATATCTACAAGGTAGATTTTGTTGAGCTCTAGACCTACTGCTTTAATGTAACTAAGCTGGAATGAATACCATTCCTGTGTAGTTATATCTAAAGCAGAAACAAGGAATGAATATTTCTTGCTTGCAAGAATTTTGATTGACGCAGTTTTCATAATATAAATTTTAATTTATATTTAGTTCAGGGTTAGCTCTGCAGTTAGACAACACCAGATAAGTTTTTTTCTGCAAGGAATAAAAGTTATATCAGTGTTGGCAACTGAAGACCCTGTGTGTGGAAGCAAGGGGGTACCCCACCGCAGCTGGAGACGGGGGGAGGGTCTGACAGGGGGCCCATCACCATCTCAACTACACAACATTTTTTTTAGTAAAAAAATTTTTATTTAAAAAAATTCATTACCTTAGCTTTGCTTTTGATTCATGTTTACATGTTTTCTTTGATTATTTACAGGAAGCCCTGGTACAATGTACCGGGGTTTTTTGTTTATATTTGCTGTTCTATGTGATACTTGGTCAACGGACTGGGTAGAAGATCCCGGAATAAGCACCCGGGATTCTTTTTTATATGGCAGTATGGAAACAGTCTGTTTGTTATTTATAAAAAAGTTTTTATATTTGCCATACCAACAAACCATGAGAGCAACTAATTCCTTTATGCCATATGACACGCCAGCAAAAACTGTTGTGGGAAAAGCTAACTAAAGAGGTTAGGAATTCTGGTATGGATAACCTCCATGCTAGAGAGCTCTATGATAAAATAAATAAACTAATGGAACAAAAAGAAAAAACAGTATTAAGCATCATTGAGAAAGGTGATGGCTTAGAAGTAAGAATGAGTGATGCAGTATATAACAATCTTGCTATTGTAGGATTGCTAGAAAAGATTAAGTTAAATATCTTAGATCACTCAGAGACTAAAGAGGAGCCTATAGATAGTATCCAGAAGTATGATGCATAATTTTAAAACCAAATAAAATGAGTGAAGAGAAACCAGTGTACCAAGTACCAGACAAGGCTCCAGAAATGATTGAGCATAAGATAATTCCTTTTGGACATCAGTTAGTAGGATTAGATCCTGATAATCTAGATGACTCTGAGGTAACTAAAGTAAAGTTATTAGCTGCACAAATGGCTGAGATCTTGAAGACAAACTATGAGGCAGAAAGAGGGCCCCTAAAAAGTTTGTTATTTGATCATGCATTAGGAGAATTAATTAATGCTCAGATGGCAGTAGTAAAAGTAATCACGTTAAAAAATAAATAATATGAGCATGTTTAAAAAGTTAAGAGGTAGAACTATATTAGTTAGTGTACCTGAAAGAAAGAAGTCTGGACTTGAATTGTCAGCAAAGGATGAAGAGGCAATCATGGCGGATGCAGCAAAGTTATGGAGTAGACTTACAGTTTTTGCCATAGGAGATAAAGTAGAAGAAGTAGAAGTAGGAGATCAGGTATATGTTAGAACAGGAGCTCTTAACATGGAGCATGTTGAACGCATAGACATAGATGGTTCTGTTAAGCTAGTTCTTAATGAAGGTGACGTAGTTATAATCTGGTAGTCATGAGTGAGGATAGCAGAATCAGAGCTACTCTCCTTGATGTTACTGGTAGAGTAAAGAATGTAGAATCAGACAATGGTCCCCGGCCAGAGTACTATGGTGGTAAGGATAATCCTTATGAAGTATTCAGAGTACTAGAGGAATGGGAACTAGATAAAGACTTCTACTTAGGTAATGTAATTAAGTATGTAGCCAGAGCTGGTAAAAAAGATTCTGCTAAAACAAAGGAGGATTTACAAAAAGCTTTAGTATATTTACAACGTAGAATAGACTCATTATGACAATAGGAATAATATTTATCATAGGTATATTAGTTATTGGGTTCCTCTTTTTGGTACACAATGCTATGACTAAACCTATATATAATAAGATGCATAATATGTGGCATGATGACCCAGAGGGTAGGAAGATTGCCAATATAACATTAGTGGTTATGTTGTTCATAGCCTTTTATTTAGGTACCTTATTTTGATTTAGTGTTTCTCTCAAATGGAAAGATCCTCAGTTTTTTAGCTGGGGATTTTTTTATGTGAAATATTTTTTGTATATTATAGTATATATTATTAAAACAAACAATCATGGATATTTTAAACTTCATCTCTTGGATAAGAGGAAAAAGACAAGTCACTTCTGTTGATCCTGCTAGATCATTACTTCCTGTAGCTCTTAAGGATGGGCGTAGGGATGATGATTATTTAACTGGTGCTATATCAGTACAAGACTTTACTGCTCAAGTAGCAAGTGTTATACCTTCTGGTGCACAAGGACCTATAGGGCCTCAAGGGGTTCCAGGACCAGTAGGACCAGCAGGTTTAAACTGGCAAGGATCTTGGTCAGCATTAAACAGTTATGTTCTAGATGATGCTGTTGGTTATGCAGGTGCTTCATGGTTTTGTATAAACCCTACAGCTCCATCAGCAATTCCTCCAAATGCAGATTTAACTAACTGGGCTTTACTAGCATCACAAGGTGCTACTGGTTCCCAAGGACCTCAAGGTATTCAGGGTGTTCAAGGTCCATCTGGATCAGGATTACCAGGAACAATTGTATCTCAAACACAGTGGTGGTCAGGAACACAATGGGCACCATCTACAGGATTAAGTCATAATGGAATGGGTAATGTTGGTATTAATTCAACACCATCAGGTAGTTATAAATTATATATAAATGCTACAACTGGGGCTGGAATAAGAATGGTTAATCTTACAGCTGGTGGTGGTATAGGAAATCAATTACAAACACCTTCTGCTACATTTCAATGGGGTA